TTCAGACGCGCCGACTTCTGGCTTCGTCAAGCTATAATTAGTTGTCGTTGTATCTGCCATTTCTTTACTCCAATCAGGCGTCTATATTATGCCGCTTCAGTCCAATTCGTTGCAGGCGGTGTTGGCGCATCTTGCCATATACTGGGCAAAGTTTCAATCGGTACGTCTGCCCATACATCTACAGCCGCAGCAGGCGCTTCCCACTTTTCTCTACCATTTGCCACAATTAAGCAAACAGGCGAGGATAATGCACTGCCAAAACGTACACGCGCAATTGTTGCCGTGCCAGACAAAGCCAAACTAATCTGCGGCCTGAATAAATAAACAGCTTCCGCATTCGCAGTTACGCTCAAGCTGGGCAATGGATTAGCCGCACCTTCTCTTATTCGCGTTGCCGCAGACGTAGCAGATGCAGCACAGCTAACTGTCGCGCTACCTTGATGTATCTTCTCAGCAGCAGCCGTAGCAGATGCAGCACAACTGACAGTTGCAGCGCCAGCCTTAACTGCCACGCAAGATGCAGTAACAGATGCAGCAGGGCTAGCTGTAGCGCTACCCTCACGAACACGAACACTATCTGATACTGTGCTAGATGATGTGGCAACAATAGACGCAGCTAATCTTACCCTTATCGCAGCAGATGCTGTTGTTGTGGCTGTAACAATGGTGCTAACACCTTCAGTTATCGTGCCATCAACACCAAAAGCCCTCGTACCGTATGTACCAGTGCCAAATCCAGTGCGGTAAGTTACGTCAGGCATTAGGCTAGTGTAATATCAAGATCGCCAGATGGTACGCGAAAAACATCACCCGTATCAATTGCCTTGCTTGAGGTTAAAGCCGCATAAGCTATCAAGTTACCACTAGAGGCCGCATCAAACACAGCAACATGACTAACTGTGCCAAACGATGCTGTTGCCGTGGGAAACTCAATCGCAGCAGAGTTTGACGCTGTATCGCCAGAAACTGTAAACGCAGCAGACTGTCGAGCATATGCCGTGCCTGATGTGCTAACCTCTGTGCCGCTAGCATCGTCAGCAGGATTAGATGTGAACAACGCCAAATACCACGCTGTCGGGCGCGTTACAGATGTTGCAGTAAACACATAATTTAAAACATGTGTCTCAAAGGTGTCCGAAAAGCTCATTATGAATAACTCCTAATTCTCATGCGGCGACCAGAACCGCCTGTTTTTGATCTCTCGCCTTCTAAGTTTATAGCATTAATTGCTGCCTGATACAAAGTCCCCCATACCTGTAATCTTGGATCATCTTTTAAATACGGCGCTGAATGCATTAACGCACCATATAAATAAGCATTAGGAAAATATTCTAAAGCCCAGTTTGTTGTGTTTGACGCACTCAATGCATCAATACGAGAGAAATAATATAGCTCAGTTGTGTATGTACCATCTGGCGTTGGATAAACTTCTAGCTCACCTGCTGTAACCGCATAAAACGCAGGCTTACCAGCAGCATCGCCAGACTTGTAACGCCGATCCAACATCTCAGCTTTGCTAAGTAACTCCAATGCACGAAAGTCGCCAGAGCTAATATGAAAGCTAATAATCTCAAGAAAGTCAGCAGGCAAGGCGCTAAACTGACTGTCAATCGGAGCAATCGCACGCTCTTCCTGACGCCAATGCCGCAAGTTCATATTTAAATCACTCTCAGCCATCGTAATAAAATCAGGTATGACTGATGTTAAATCATCGCGGTTAAGAAAATCCGCAATGCTTGATTTTAGTTCATCATAGGTTGTAAGTGCCATCTACCATTTTACCTTATCTGCCCAGTACGCAGCACTGGTTTTGCCCTTCTTAATATTCTTAGAATGACGCGCCTTAAACGAAGCACGCTTCTTCTTCATTGCCTGAGTCTCTCCTGCCTTTGGCTTGCCAGATGTTTTTGCACCCTGCTGACCAAACCTAATTGTCTTTGCGTTGCCCGTACTTGGGTCTTTTGTCACAACAACATGAGATTTAGTCGGATGGCTAGGGGTGCGCTTGGGTTTATCAAAACCAGACACTCCTGCACGTTTTAAACTGGGGTGCTTCTCCTTTGGCATTATTGCATCTTTAATAAATAATTTAATGCATTGTTATCTAGCTGATCTAAAAACTCCCTAGAATAAAGCTGAACTAACGATGCAGGGTATTGTCTTTGAGATTGCATTGGCATGCCGCGCCCTGCCTCACCCATACCCATCATAGCATAATCTGGTGCTGGTGACATTGCAGGTGCAGCAGGTCTTGCCATAGGCATATCATAAGTAGAGCCTGCAAATTGATTAGGCATAGAGCCACGACCAGCTTCGCCCATATCCATCATAGCATAACTTGGTGCAGGTGGCATTCCCATAGCAGGCACGCCCATTTGATTTGGGCCTCGCGGATCAAGGCTGTCTTGAGCAAGACCACGCTGCCTCTCCATCTCAGCAGCAGCAGCGCTCATGCGTTGCTCTCTAGTTGGACCAGTCATCGCTGGAGCCATGCCAGATTGAGTAGAAGCTACAGCAGGTTCATCTAGCAAGCCACGACTACGCAAAAATGCTTCACGGCTAGTCTTGCGGCCTGCATCTTCAGAACCATAAGGCGTTGCCATCAAGTTAGCTAAAGCAGAAAATATGCCGCCACCCTCAAACGTGTCGCCCATCTGTCCTGCGCCACCGCCATCAATCATATCTAGAAAATCTAAAAACCTAGCCTGACTTGCCATTACTTCTTACCCTTCTTTTTTCTGCTCAACTTTTTTAAATCTGCACCTGTAATCTTTTTGCGCGGCGGAGCCACCGCAGCTAATTTCTTTTGCTTGGGGCTGTACTTAACATAAGGCATTACTTTTTCCTACTCTTAGATTTATTTAACAAATCAGCATCTGCCTTGCGAGCGCCGCCCTTCCCAGTAACAAAACTGTTAACCCTACCCATAGCCCACGCAGACATCGGAACATTCTTAGAACCACTCGATAAATAAGCGCCCTGCCCACGCCGATACACAGCCTGCAATTGACTAGGCGTGAATTTTGTACCTGCCGCCTTCTTACGCAGCGTAGATTTTACGCTATCGCTTAGAGGTTTTCTTTTGGGCTTGCTTGGCACGGCTCTTACTTACCTTCTTTACATCAATAGACAAACCAGCTTTATATTTGCGCTTAGTGTCTAATATCTCTTTCTCCTTGGCACTCTTGCTCTTTGCACCAGATAAATACTTTGTAGGTACACCAGACTTGGTTTTGGCTACCTTCTTAAACTTACGCATTAGCGCATCTTAGTCTTTGCTTTGCAGCGCCCTGCTCTCGCACACTCTTTCGGCGTTGGGCAACCACGACAAGGCTTAAACTTAGTCGGTCTACCTTTCTTACTTCCATACGTCCCTTTACCCATAGGCATAGCAATCTCCTTTTTTGCAAACCTACCACATTATGCAATGCCACGCAAATTGCGTTTTATTGTGCCTCGCCAACTACTAAGCGCTCCAGATATAGCTGTTGCAGCATCACTCGCCATTGTCAAACATAAAGCATCAGCTAAATCTGGTGAGCGCAAACCACGCTTACGCATTTCATCCTTACTCTCAGCCTTCATCTTGCCTGACGATGTAAAACTATAGCGAATACCCGTTAACTCAGCCAGCAACTGGTCATCCTTGGGCAACTTACAAGAACGATCCTCAAGCCAACCCTTAGTCTTAAACCAAAGCTCACTCCGCAAATTTAAATAAGTATCACCCATGCTGGGCGCTTCAGCAACATTCACACCACGCACAGGTAAACCAATCTCACGCAATCTATCAACAACGCCAGAACCAACGCCAATACTATCCACAAGTATCTCTCTAGGCTGGCGCGAAGGTGGTAACGCCTCATACTCAGCAACAACACGACCAACAGTCTGCATCAAATCTAACCCAGACCAAGAACGCATCTCAGTCACAATCGGACCTTGCCGCTTGCATAACGCAGTCTTGTCAGCACCAAACCTAGCTACGTCCAAGCCCCACACACTCTGCGTATCATCATCAATCTGCACATCACGATGCAGCGCATTCTCAACTAAATGAAACGGAATAATCGTATCATCATCAGCAAGAGGAAATTCACCCAACACACGAATACGAAAAGCATTGCTTTCCTCACCATAGCGCAGCTTCATCTCATCAACAAACTCATCACTCACCAAAGGACTATCCACACACGACCAACGGCGCGTCCACCAACTGCCAGAAAGTCTAGTTTGGCTTTCAAAAAACGTGCCGCTACTTCGCGTGGGGTTACTTAACATAATAGTCGTCGCGTTATGACCAGACATAGAACCAGCAGCAGCCTCAAATACCTGCTCTGGCACACCGCTAGCCTCATCAACAACCAACATAACATGCTCAGAGTGAACACCTGCTAACGCTTCTGGCGTCTCAGCGCGACTGGTTCTAGCCGAAATAAACATCTCAGACGGCGCAGAAGTATGCTCAACACGATCCGACTTTACATTAAGCACCTCGTGAAACGCAGGCGGCAACTCATTAATCCAACGCTTCATCTCAGCAAACAATGCATCAAACAACTGACTAGACGTAGGGGCAGTCACAACAACCTTATTCGGATAATGCATCAGGAAATACCACAACATAGCCCAAGACGCAGCAGTTGACTTGCCCGTACCATGCCCAGAACGCACGCTAATCTTACGCTCACCAGACGCTATAGCTTCCAGAAACTCAGCCTGGTAATCCAATGGCTCTACGCCAAGCACCTCACGCACAAACAAAGTAGGCTTCTTGGAGTAACGCTGGGCAAACTCCATCATCGTGTTTTGCGATAAATCATTCATGCTCAACAACCTTCATCTTACGCAGCGCATCTAAATGTAGGTCACCAATATTAATATTGATCTGCTGCTGGTTTCGCCCACCGTAACGCTCTGGGTTCCAATTAGACGCAGCTAGGTTGCGCTGACCAACAAGCATCTTGGTTAACCCAATATCAACCTGACTGACGTGAGCCTCACTCACATCTCGCGTGCTGTCACGATCAAGCGCCTCAAAAATCTCACGCTTACGGCGATCAGATACATCATTCAGCAACTCAAAAGCTTCCTCAAAATGGGCGTCTGCTGCATCCCGTCTAGCGCTGTCTATCGCAGCAGTTAACTTAGGATCAGCAAGAATAAGATTACGCAAGGTTCCGCCGTGGCAACCCATCTCCGCAGCAAGAGATTTGATTGATTTACCTTCAAGAATCCACTCTCGCAAAAACTCAGGGCCACCCCTACGCGCAATTTCAGCCCTGCGCTCCTTTTGCAATGCTTTGCCTGCCATACTCTGCTCCTCACAAATTTTACAGAATTTTAGCATGATATTCAGCAAAAGCAATACAGGGGGGGGTGTGGGGGTCACAGGGAGGAAAACATTGCGTGTAAGGGAGAATACACAAAACAAAACGTGACCGGGGGGGGTCAAAGTCAAACAAAGCCTAGCAAATGCTTTTCGCATAATATGCATTATGTTAATTATTGGCCTATCTTATTGGGCATACGCAAGAATTAAGCGTATAACTTGACTTTTAAGCAAGAATAATGCACGCGCGTGCGCATGTGCGACTGACTCAATCAATGCGCGTTGCTTTGATTATCTCTAAAAACTTTTTTTAATTATTTGTAAAATATTTCTTGACTATATATTCTATATATTTTAAAGATGTATTACAAACATATAAAAAGAGGATTTAGACAAATGAAACTTAAAACTATTGGATCAAACATGACTGAGTTAAACTTCAACGGTATTTCCGTATTGTTTTCTTATGAAACACCAGTAGCCGGATGGGATAACAAAGGCGCGTTTAGAACAGATAAAAGCTACAGTCGAACAACTTCTAAACACATTAACAAGTATCTTGGCGGTAGCGACATTGGGCGCAAGGTTTCTCAAGAATATATCACCGACCTAACTTCAGAGCAGCAAGTTATTCATTCCAAAGAATATATTGCTTAATAGGAGTTTAAACAAATGGAATATGAAACAGATAAATTTGAGGTGGACTACTGGCAAGGCGTGCTAGTGTTCACCAACAAAGAGACAAGCGAAACTAAGGTTTTAAAGCTTTATAAAAACAATAGGCTTGCAACGTTAAACGAGTTTAAGAGCGGTATTAAATCGCATGGACTAGAGAGAGCGTGTGAAACGTTCTTTAAGATAGCAACAACACAATAGGAGTTTAGACAAAATGAAACATTATTTAAAAGAATTAAAGCATGAAGCACCAACAATAGCAGCTTTCTTATTTGCTGTTGTTGTTATCTTATACGCGCCAACAATAGTTAAGTTTACTGCTGTTAAATTTATTATACCTTTTATTAATTTAATTTCTTGACTATATAAATAATATATGATTGAACTATAAGTATAGACAAAAGAGGAATAGACAAATGGGAACCGATTTAAAATCATCAACACAAGATATAAGTCTTGTTAGAATTTGGGGCGGCAAGGAACAAAAGATGCAAGTTACTATGCCCCGACCAGAACACGAGCGTGAACTTACTACAGCAGATGTATTTTTTACATCAATACAATTGACACGAGATGAAGCAAAAACATTAGCTTTAGACTTACTACGCTTCTCTGAACATCAAGAAATAGAGGAATAGACAAAATGACAACAGAGTTAGAAAACAATATTATCCAAGCGTTACGCGAATATTCGCCCTTAATAGCTAAAATCAAACTAACTAAGACTATGTTAGACAAGCACATAATAGACGCTAATGCTTCAGTAAGAAAGTTTAGCCGTTTATACGATGTAGATTATGACAACATGACAAACGGCGACAAGGTAAGCATTAACGCTCAATATGAAGACGGCACACAATGCAAGGTTAATTTTTACCGTACCAAAGCACGCTCAGATAGGCGCGTTTCAATTAGCGGTATCAAAAAGCAAGCTACTCAAGGCGATACAATTGCTATCACTTGGGCAGATAATCACACAATAATTATAAATGTTAGTCGCAAGATTAACGATAAATTAACAGCATAGGAGTTAGACAAATGAGAATTAAACTAGATCAATGGCAATTAATGCAAGCTATAGAAGAATATTTAAACAAGAAAGATTTTAATTTTGACTTAACCAACACTTACACAGAAATGTACGCCCAAGTTACTGAAAACATAAGGCAGCATAAAAAGCATAAAAACGGCAAAGTTGTGAAGAATGAATACGGCCACCCAGAATTGGAAACAGTAGGACAAGAAACAAAATCTCTTCACATTAAAGAAGATGACGAAATAGAAATTTTTATAGAGTGTTAAACAAAAGGAAAAGACAAATGAGAAAATCAACTTATGTAAATTTTAACTTATACGAAAAACTAACAGAGAAAGAGCAGGACAAATGGAAAGAGTTACGCAACGATAAATGGAGTGAGTTTCGCAATCAAATGCAAGAAAAATACTTTGCGCCTATTTATAAGCAAATGAATGTGCTTGATGAAAACGTATTACAGCTTTTGCACAATATGAAAGAATGCTCCAGCAGTGTTTATGAGAGCTTAAGTGAAGTTGGTGACGCTTGGGTAAGTGATGTTGAGAATCTTGGAACTTGCGTGCGCCAGCTTACCGACCTACTTGAACAAGATTTATAATTTTCCTCAGTAGTCGCAAGGCTACCAACTAGGCCCGATGTTTAGTCGGGCTTTTTTTCTGCTCCACTCCCATACACCCTTCTAAGCAAACGTAAGGCTTCATGAGAGACATGAAGCAAGTCTTTGCTAGGTATGGTCCCCAAATGCTTTCCGTCCTTCCATACGCGCAGCCCATCGCTGTACACGCTCCATCTTAACGGCGCGTTGCTTTCATCAATTCCGTTTTTCTCCATAATATCGCTTTCCTTTCTTCTTCAGTCCATTTAGGTAAATCGACTTGCAAGATTGAGCGTCTATTAGCAAAGCCGCGCAACTCTTCCAAATCATCAATTGAGTTTAATTTGTCAGCAAGTGTAAGCAAGGGTTTTATCTTACTGTCACCATGAGCATAAACCCTAGCTTTGCCCTCGCTTATTCTTCTCTGCAAACTCTTAGAAAATTCTTTCATTATTTTTCTCGCTATTATTACTACTATTATTATTAAACCTATAGGGTTTAATATAATAATAGTCAGAAATACTAATGTTCATTAATAGTATTATTTACTATTATTTTATATTAAAACTATTATTTTACCCACCTAACCCCTTGTTTTCATTACATTTGCATTTTAATAGTATTTATAGCCCATCTTTCGTTTTACCGTTTTTATCTGTAAACCATATTTTACCCAAATTAATAGCGATATGACCGTTTTCATGCAGTCCATCAAACGCTTGTTTGTATGTGCTGTGAGGATTAGCCGCGCCTGCAACCTTGCCCAGAAAGTGTTCCTTTATTTTTGTTTCATCTATGCACCAATACTTGCCGCCTGTCGGCCACCCTGCTCCGCTTGGGTTTGGCCCACCTGTTTCTTCGCCGCGCAACTGGTAAAACACTTCTTTAAAAATCTTTTGATTTTTGCCAGTTATAGCGGACCTTTTCTTCTCTTCCATTTCATCTTGTGTAGCTTCACGAATAACGCATGTTGTGACTTGATCCCCATCAGCGTCTTCCCCTAGCTCAATCACTTGCAGAATAAAGTTAATTTCTGCGCCTGTTTCTATGTCACGTTGCTTTGTAGCTTTTGCGGTTCTAATGCGCGTTTCTTCGTCAAATGATAGTTCAATTTCAGTATCGCAGGCAGCTTTTAAGGAGCTTGCCCCACGCGCGCCACGAGATGTGTCTTTGCCTGAGTGGTGAACAAGCATGATATGAATACCTGTTCTTTCTCTAATTAGGTCTAGCCCTGCAATTAGTTTTGACATTGATGAGTTGTCGTTTTCGTCCATGTTGCCCAGAGCCGTTGCTCTAGATAGTGTGTCAATCACCATCATAGTAACTTGCCCACGTTTTTTACTGATTTCTTTTATGATAGCTTCTACTTTTGCTATGTCCTCTTCAGCGTCATACAGGTTAATTGGGCTAGGTCTAACGGCTAGATTGACGTTTTCATAATCTGGATATTTTTCTCGCAGTGCTACCAGTCTGTTTTGAAATGCTGCTCCGCCCTCAGTAGCGAGATAAAGCACACTGCCTTTGTTTATTCTATTGCCCATCCATTCCCTGCCTGCGGCTATGTGATAGGCTAAACTCATGCAGAAAAACGATTTACCCACGTTAGACGGCCCATAGACCACGCTAATTGAGTTTTCTGCTAGCCAACCTTTAGCAATATATTTGTTGTCTAATTGCGGTCTAGCCTGATCTGGAAATATAACTTCGTCTAGCACGTTGCGTGGTTTGAGTGCTTTGCGTGTAAACTCAGCGCCACGCGCTATCCAAATGTCATTCCAGTCATAGCTTTCTGTTTGTGGCAGGACACTTTCAACGCCATATTCAGCAAATGCACGTTCACAGACTTTGCGACCTGCTTCATCATTATCCCCTGCTATGATTATTTTAGCTTCTGGTCTAACTTCTTTTAAAACTTCTATTACGTTTAGAATATTGCTTGCGTTAAGGGCATGAACAACAGATGTTTTATTATCCAGGGCTTGCGCTACGGATGCAGCAGTTGCAAAGCCTTCGCACAGATAAACTAAGTCTTTGATAGGTGCATTTAGGACTGAAAAACAGCCTTTGTATTGCAGACCAAAATTGAATTTTTTTGTGCCATCTTTATCGATAAACTGACTGCCCTGCCTTTTGCCTGTTTTATCTATGATGGGTATGACCAAATCACCTTCATCTATTTCTGCGTTATGTTGATTTATTCTTTTGCGTGTTAAATATGGGTGTATTTCTTGCTGCTCTGGAAAGTTAACCACTGTTTCACCTTCAATTTTATCTGGGTAAATTTTCATGTCTCTCAAAATTGAAATAATAGTTTTCCAATCTCCACACTGTCTACAATTAACTTTAACTAGACCTTGATATTCGCTGATCCAAAACCGATCAACGCCGCCACAATTCGGGCAAGCTCCATGATGTTCTTTTGCAGTAGTTTTTTTTAGATTGAGAGATGTTATAATTTGTGGCGCGTATTCACTATATATTGCGTCTGGATACTTGCCTTTATCTATATTTTGCGCTACCATTTCTTTGATATTCCCGTTTGAATATTTTTCATATTTGTCTAGTTTAACTGCCCCAGCTTTAACACTGGGGCATTTTTTTGTTTAGAAGGGAATTTCATCCTCTATAAAACCGCCTGCTGATTGTGCAGGTGCAGCATTGGTTTGTGCAGGTGCAGCATCAGCTTTAAATCCGTTTGTGCTTTCGAATGGATCATTTTCTGCACGTTCTGCAAGCTCTAGGACTTGAACACCTTTTAATCTAAAGCCAACGCCAGACACAGCGCCTGTATTATATGCAAATAACTGGCCCCAGACATTGACCTTGCTACCTGTGGTTAGCTCAAAGTCTTCTGGTAGTTTATTACTGTCTGCATCTTTTTGCACTGGTGGGTTTGTTTTTTCGCCTGAGTAAGACCCTTTAAGCTTAGATTTAATTTGCGGCACACCATCGATTTCTTTGTATGGTGTATATGTTGGTTCCGCTTTCCATTTGCGTTTGGTGTCAGCTTTCCCTGCTTCTTTATAGACCGCATCAATTTTGTCTAGAAAAGCTTGTGCATCGTCATTGTTAACTTCAAAATCTAGCGTATATGAAGCTCCATCATCTAGCGCGTTGCAAGGTATGGTTTTATTTTCCATCGTATCAAATTTATAAGTTTGATTCAGCCTTGGATATTTTGCTGTCACTCCCTCAAATACGACTTGATTTGTATTAAGCATTTTCATGTTATTCTCCTTTTTGTCTAATTAAAATGCTGCATCATCCATGTCATCCTCTAGCCATGCAGGAAGATGTACTTGGTTGATTTCGGGCCAACCTGTGGAAAAGTCTTGAGATGTTTCTGCATACTTCATCTTTTCCAAAGTTTGGAACATTCGTTTTTCTGCGTGCTTAATGTAAATTTCAGATAGCACATGCACACCCACCGCGTATGGCGGCGTTTTTTCTATTGCGATTAGGTACATCTCTGAGCATGGCAGAGATGCACATTTCATGCAGTGCAAGTAGAACGCAATTTGCAAATCATAGTTATACTTGCGTAGCTCTCGCTGGAAACCCTCTGGACTTGCATCTTGAGTGGTTTTGATGTCCACTATCACACCTTGAGTTTTTTCATTTAGCGGAACCAAAAGCCCATCAGGTCTGCATTTGATTAGCATTCCTGTTTTTTTGCATGTGGTGAATATGCTTGCTTCTGGTATAAAGTTTTTCTTGCTTATCATATCTCGCAAGAAGTCTGAGTTTAGCAAAGCACTTTCTGCTATTTCCAGAGCGCTATCATAGTCTCGCTCAGTTAAAATAATCTTACCTTCTTTTTCTGCTTGCTGCTTGGCTTCCTTCCATTTATTGCCGCGTCTATCTGACGGGCCACGCACAACGGCTTGCTTTTCGTATTCTAGGATCAGCGAATGCACAGCCTTACCCATGTCAAAGATGGGGCTATCCTTGTACTCTTGCCCTGCCCAGTGCAACAATGATTTGCCGTAGACTGTTTTTACATCACTGCTAGAGATGTGCGGATGCTTTTCCTTATCGTGATACTCATAGTCTGGCATTGAATAATCAATTGTGGTCATTCCAGTTCTCCCTAGCTACATAGATGAAGCCTTCCCAGTCCATCCTAATTTTCTCTTCATGTAAAGCGCTGTCCTTCATTAAATATTCTAGACGCATAACCACTGTGATGGGTTGTCTATCATATTTATAGATCAGCACTGGCTCTTTGTTGACTGCTTGTGCAGCCTTTTCAACTTGCTCCCACCAGCTTGGCGCGAACGTGTGACCTTTGCCTGCGTATCTTTTGCATTCGATTACATAGGGCCAATTTTTATTCTCAACCAATATGTCACCGTGGTCTGCGGCCCGATACTGCTCTATATCGCGCTTTGCTTTTATGCCCAGATCAAGCTCTAATGCCCTGCAAATTTCTCGCTCAAAGCCTGCCCCTTTGTTACGACTGTTGACCATCAACACTATGCTCTTTTAGGTACAATACAATCGCGTCTTCTATAGCTTTACTTTTGCTAATTCGATTTACACTAGCATAGTCTTTAATTTGCTGGTCAACGTCTTCACGCAGCCTAACCATGCAATTCTTTACTTCCGTCATTTTTATTCTCCAATAATTTTTATTGACAATGATGTTTTATAGTTATATGAAAGTTATGTCAATGTCAAATAGGAGGAGAACAATGACAAAATTAGAAAAATATAGTAAGGCGTATTACTGCGCCGCTTCTAATGCAGAGGCTGTTCGTGCTTTTGTTGAGGAAAAACATCCAAACTTACTGTCTTCTATAGAGGAAGTATGCAGGTCAATCGACTTGATGGATAAGCATAATGTGGTCACACAATATAGTTGATTTCATTTTGGAAATGCATGGTGTTCGGCTAGTCTGGACACCATCATATGAAGATGAAGAACCACCATTTTAGGAGTTAGACATGAATAACAAAGTAACTTGCCCAGATTGCGATGGTGATGGAGAGGTGAGGGGTAAATATCTTTATAGGTCAGACGGTAGCCCAATTAACTGGGATGAGCTTTCAGAAAATCAGATGAGGGCTTATTCATCTTTTGATACTTGTGGGTATTGCCGTGGAAAGGGGGAGATTAATGAATAGCAAAGTAACTTGCCCAGATTGTGATGGTGATGGTTATACTGAGTATGACCTGGAAAGGTCGCAGGGCTTTGGGCGTGACGTAGGTTACATAGATACTGTCACTGATACATGTGAGATGTGTCAGGGCATTGGTGAAGTTATAGATGAGGATGAAGATGAAGCAGATTATTACACCAGCAGATCAAGCTCTCTTGAAACATCTAAGGAGAGAAGTTGATCGATTGCAAGACGAAGAGTTTAGATTAGACGCGCATCCAAACGTAAAGCAGGATTTGTTTAGAGCGCGTCAGGAGTTAAAGAAGTTTACGTCTGATTTAAGACAGAAGGGAGTGAACATATGATTTCTAAGCCACTTAAAACATATTTAAGTAACAGCATAATCGAGTACCTAGAGATACCTCTGCAAGTAAAGAAAAGCTTGTTTATGTACGGCGTAAGAACACTTGCTGACTTGGACTTTGCGTCTGATGAGGAATTACTAAGCTATCATGGCATTGCTAGGAAAAACTTACTCAAGATACGAGATGCTACTGAAAAGCTACGCAAAAAAATAGATGAAGGATTGGAGCAAGATAATGACTGAAGAAGAAGAAGAAAGACTAGGCAAAGCCATGATGAAACTGGCAAAGCAGGAAAGAGATAAGCAACGCAAAATGTTGCATGGCACATCCAAAAGCATAACAGCGGAACATAAGTTTAAGCTTTTAAAGAATAACGGTAAGAGAAATCGTAAGGAAGCCAATAGCAAAACCGATACGAGCAGGAGAAGTATATAGCTAAAGGCTCCCTCTGCAAAGATATTATCATAATGGAAAGTACAGGCAATGGAATATTATACGTTATTAACTATCGTATATACAGTTGGATATACTGCGATAGATCAGCAATTACAGTTCAGCATTTTGTTTCCCAGTGAAGACGAATGCTGGAGTGTTCTAACAAATGTTAATACAATTTATGACATGGTTAATGCTACAGAGGGTCACTGTCGGGTTACTGAGTTTGCGTCCAAAATAGTTAAACCAGCCATCAGACCGTGGTGATATTAAATGATTGAAAAATATGTTAAACTTCGCGCAACGCGCAATAAGACAGGTTTTTCAATTGCCATACAAAGACAAGCAAAAACGTGTTGCTTACGCAAAAACGTATGGCGCTGGGTGGTACAAGCGTAATCGTGAGCGCGTTATTGAGAAAAACAGGTTACGCAAAAAGAAGCAACGAGAGGAGTGGCAGGCATTCAAGTCAACTCTGGAGTGTTCATTCTGCGGAGTTAGCAACCCAGCCGTGATAGACTTTCATCACATTGAGGCGTCAGGAGATATTAAAGTAAGTGAGCACATTCGCAACTCACAATTTAGAAAAGCATACGAAACAATAAATAGTGGTGAAGTCATACCTTTATGTGCTAATTGTCATCGCATTCACCATTATAATTATGAAAGGGAGAAACCGTGAGTGAAATACCAGAATATTTTGAGATAGCTGAAAAGATTGTAGAACGTGCAGAGCGTGGCCTACCGCAAGACAGATGGTTTCGTGGGGATCAGGACATGGAAGCTATCGTGAAAGCTTACATTTCGCTGAGAAATGCCTGCACAAACATGCATAACGACATAATTAAATCGGGATTATCTTCTATGGGCATTGGTAAGGATTAGTTACCAGTTGCTGAATTGAGAGCAGTTATGAAAGTTTTGCTGACCATGTTTTCGCAAGCAGCGCTCAAAAGGTGAAACAAGGTAATAGGCAATCATAACAAGTATGATAACGCCTACTACCCTCTTCCAAAACCCTATATCAGCCATCTACTAATTCAAAGTGTGGACCGTCTATAAATGGCCTACGACCTTGACCCCTTCTTAGATCAATGTACGCATTCATGGCCTCTTCCATACTTCCGTTAAATTCTGCTATTGAGTTGATGTGCCATGCAGCGCCCCATCTTACTTTACAGCCTACCATATTTGCGCCCTCTTTCATAGCGTCAGCAAGATCATCGTACAAATTTAATTCCCATGAGCCACGCCCGTTGATATAAGCCATCAGATCGACCGCTAATCCATCTAGGTGCTTACTCTTCATCGTTTGGCTTGCGCCCTTTTCAAACAACTCTTTTTGCTGTTCTAAAGTTCTCATACCCTGGATCACTCCAAAGTCTGTGGATGTTGCTGTGATAGCATGCTTAACAACTGCTACCATGCGCTCATCAACGCCCTCTAACCTATCAAGGCTACGTCTGCTTAATTTAAAACTCATCTTTTACCTCCAAAAAACTTTGTTGCTGATCTTACGCCAAAACTTGCCGCCACGATAACGCCAAGCGTGTATTGATACCAGTCAGGCATGGTTTCCAACGCAGCAAAACCATTTGCCACTATATCCCTGCCAGTTTCGCCACAAAAACTAAGCACGAGAGGTATGGAAAATAAGCCAACTAGCCACTCGTCCTTGAAACTGCTTTGCGAACCCTCTGCCATAATGCGTTCCCAATCAGCAACGCTAGTCTTTTCTGACAGCAGTATCTTTGCTTTGGCTTCAGCTTCAGTTAACTTTAGCTTTGCTTCTGCTGCCTGCTTAGTTGTTTTTGCATCTAGCCAGCTACTGGCTAAACCTGCGATTGGCCCTAATAATTGCCCTATCATTTCTTAGCTCCCATTGCGTTAAATCCAAAGTATGCCGCCGTCACACCAGAGACAGATATGATATAGATAGACGCTATGTCTGCAATTAGCTCAGAAGCCTGCTCCATACCCATCAGGGATGCCCCTAGAATAGCCAAAGGGTATGAAACCATACCAGACAAGGCAAACCAAGTCATGCGCCTCTGTGCGTCCCTCTTGGCGTCTTCATCTTCCATACGCCTACGTCTATCCTCAAGCATAATCTCACGCTCGTCTGGATCAATCTTTCCGTTTCCGTTTAGATCGTAGTTTTCTTTTTCCATTTGCGTAACCCTGTACTATCTTTCTGTCATATCCTAATATTATTAACTTACCATTTTTATCGTATGCTGCAAACTTCTTGCCGCGCTCTACTATTGTTGGCTGTTTACTTCGAGACACGCTACCTTCATGCTGTTGTGCGTTACCATTATCTTTGCCTTTTCTGCTTGCTTTAGGCATTGCTCTTTATCCGAATATGTGCCGATCTGATAATACTTTAGATTGTCTGTATTAATAAAGTGTAAGAATACCAAAACATATATCATGGAAAATAATCCCTTACGTCTAGCCAGCCCATGTAGTGCATGTAACCCGTTGCTCCTATAAAAGTAAAAACAAGCAGTACAAATATGCCCACCATAGCAACGATAAACTCTTGTCTCTCTATAGCGTCACGCCTCGCTTGGGCTTCTGCTTCACGCTTCTCTGCTAAAACTTCCTTCCTTATGCGGAGAAGCTCTAACCATTTTGATCTTCCGTAGGTTTGGGTGATCCATTCTTGCAATTCAGCTTCAGCCTCTGCTGCTGCTCTAACCTTCGCCCAACGATCCAACGCCGTAGCATTGGTGCTTTTTCCTGATACACCTTTTTTCTGTAACGTTTTCTTAGCGTGGTCAGTTGCGTCAAAGAACTTTCCTATGTCTTTTGAAAGAGAAGCAATGGTTTCGCCAGCAGCTAAACCTGTTTTTAGTCCTGCAAGGATTGTGATAGGGTCCATCGCTACATCCCATCGTTGCGGCTAAACTCTACTGTCTTTTCTAAGATTGCTATGCGAGACTGTAGCTTAATGATTTCCATCATATGAGAGGCCATTCCACCCATATCCTCGTTAATCATATCTATGTCTTCCCAAATCTCATTGTCGCCATCTTCCATGTCCTCATAGACCTCGGCTAATATATCAATGATTTCTTGCAGATGTTCTTGGTTTTGCTTGATGTCTCTGACCATATTTACTTTGTCAGTTGTGTTGCTCTGTGCATCTAGCACAGCCACAGTTTCCTCAAGATTAGATATTATAGAAGCTTGCTCACTAGCATACCAAACCATGCCACCCAAGCTAGAGCATATTACTGCTATGATCCCTATGTTTACTTTGGGTAGCTTGTCCACATCATCACCCTATTTACGCAAAGCCTGCTCAATCGTGTCAAGTTTCTGGAATATTGCTCTGATCGTTTCTTTCATCTCGTTCATTTCACGATCTTGAGCAATTTTATTAGCTTCCTGTTGAGCCTGCAAAACAGCTATATCTGTATGGTGTTGGCCTTGACGTTGATAGATCATCCAGACGAAATAGGCGATAGGTAGCACAACCCACTGCATGATACTGTCAATCATTTCAAAGCTAACGTCCATCAGTACTTGCCTTCCCAAACTCTCAGCTTGCTAAACTCGCTACTCATTAACTTTCTTTTTAGCACATCTTTGACGGCTTGTGTATCCGTCCATTGCACTCCAGCCTCTTTTAGCCAGATATTTAGCAGTGCCATGTCCACGTTACCGACATGCTTGTAGTCTGAACCAAACGAGTTTTCTGTTCTATCTCTTGCATATTCTGCGTCTTTAAGCATGACAGATGCATCATGCGTTTTCTTGATGAGCATCTGATCGCCATTAAACGTAACGCTCTCAGCAACTTTAGTAGATGTGTTAGCCATTTACCCATGCCTCGTTTACGTCAGGCGTGCTAGGATCGTCAGCTTTTAGCGTACCATCTACGTTTCTTGCTCTCTTTTTTTTTGCAGTAGTTTTCTTAGGGGCTTTCTTTGGAGCTTCTTCAGCAAGCACTTCTATAGTGTGCGGTCTTCCTGCTAGGATTTTATCAACTTCTGCTTTGGGTAGCTCAACAATATCGCCATTACGAGCCATGCCTTGTGATGTGGACATGCTACGCATTTTTACTAAAACTTTCATATTCTTCTCCTTGTGAGTGTAGGGGCAATAATGCCCCTACTAGTGTTATATTATGAAGTTGTGTTGTCGGCAATGATGCCGTTTGCAGCTTCATTTTTAGCGCAAAGTGTAAGCTCTGTTACAACTTGACGCTTGGTGCTATCACCAGTTTTTGCCAACTCTATGTTTTTAGTTGGGCGTAGTACCGCAACTTCCCACATATCGTCTTGCATGATGAACACATCGCGCGATCTGTTCTCACGGCTTGGCATGAACTCTACAGTTCCCCAAGGTGTGACGTACACTGCAAGTGACTTAACAACACGCTCATCGCCAGCTTGTACTGCTGAACGCTGATTGTTGTTACCAGTGAAGCCTAGAGCAACATTCATTTGAAATGCTGATAGGTACACTGTGTCAGGGTTTCCGCCATTCTCCCAGATTGACTGCATAACTGTGTCAAACTTGGTTTGTGAGAATGCTGTTGCAGTACCATCGTCTGTACGAGCGTCAGTACCGTCACCAGTTGGATTTGCACCAGAGTTACCTGATTGGAAGTCCACGTTTGTGATCATCCAAGATGGTGCGCCTGCCATTTCACGCGCAGTTGTTGCGTTACCAGCAACTTTTGCGTTGTTGTCAAACATAGCTTTCTCGATGTCGAGTTTTTGCTCGGCAGCGATTTTGAGCGTTTGGTCATTCGTTACACTAAGGCTCTTTATCCCTAGCTCTCAAAGTTTCCTCTGAGTATCGGACTATATCTTCAACCGATTTCGGTTGTCGCGCACTCGTGGGCCTTTACTGACTGTTCTAGTCTCCATGACCTAGTCTCTGAACCTTACTATCGTCCCCGATAGTCTTGGCTGCTGATTGGCTTATCATCTCTGACTTAGCGTCCCA